TGTTTTCGATCAACAATAACCTAACTACAGGAACAATCTTTGCAGTTTCTGATGTTTCTGGTGTTCCTAGTATATCGGTTGATGCGAGTGGACCAGTAAAATTAGTTCCATTTAATGGCGTTGCGATGGTTGGTGGAACAACCACTACGACTTCAAACAAACTGGTAATTGTAAAACCAAACGCAGGAACAAGTTACTCCTTAGCAATTCAAGTTAATAGTGGTATTAATGATGGTCAATATGATGGTATTGCCTTCACTCAAGGTGCTGATGGAGCAGCTCCATTAGGTGGTATTCGTGTAGAATATAAATCTAATGGATCACCAGATTTAGGTTTTTATACAAGGAGTGGTGGTTCAACAGAGAGTAGAAAACTTTTAATTTATAATGGTGGTAACGTTTCGGTTGGTGGAGATTTTGCTAGCTATTCTCGTCTAAATGTTCTTGGTGGTTCTGGTATTACTATCAGAGCTGATAGTTCATCCACTAGTAATAGATACATTTATTTCAGACAAGCACCAAACGACTACGGTTTCCGCATCACACAAGATGATGCTTCTGTTGGTATGCTCTTCTTCAGAGCAGTTGATAATGGAAATGATACTAACCCATTAATTACTTTAGATAGACCAAACTTAAGGGTTGGTATTGGTCAATCTTGGAGCACAACAACAAGACCTGGATATACTCTTGATGTTAATGGTGATGTAAACTTCTCGGGTAATCTTTATCAAGGCGGCTCAATCTTCAAAACTCTACCAACTCAAACAGCAACAACAGATGGTTCTGTTTTAAGAACTCGCTGGAACCCATCTACTTCTCAATATGAAGCATACTGGACACATGATCTTGATGCTAACTATCGTCTAGAGAACCCAGATCAGTGGGCGTTCCGTTATATCATCAACAGAGGTTATACAGTTGCTGGTTATCAGAACGCAAATCCATGGAGAAACGGTAACAGAACTGCTCACGCTTCTGATGTAACTATTTCAATTGGCGACGTTATTGATTACTCTGCTGCTTACATTGGTGGTTCTCACAATGGAGTAAATCTTTTTGTTTACAACTGCGCCAACTCTTGGTTGCCAGCATCAGCAGCAACCTGTTCTATGAGCATGATTACAGAGACAAATAGAGGTCTCAACTCATCATGGAACGACACCAGAGCACGTAGTTATTCTGGTGCTTGGATTGACTTCATGGGCAATCAATGGAGAAATAATTCTGGTAGAAACAGAGCATACATTAGTTCTGGTAACGGCAATACTTCACGCCATGATCTGAATACGGAGGCAATGATTGCTGAAATTGGTGGCACCATTCAGTATGTTTCTCACGCAGAAGGAGAATTCTTTGCTTGGGTATCTCAAGGTCAGAACAGATTTGAATTCTCAACAGAAACATTTACAGCATGGTCCAGTTATTCCCCAGCTCCTGGATGTGATGGTATCAACAAGCACCAAGCAACACGTATTGGTTTCTTCTATTGTTCCGAGGGTGGCAACACAGATAGAAACGTCACAAAGAGAAGAGATAGTGATGCTGTAGTTTTACGTGCTGGAATTTCTAAACCAGAAACTGGAGGAGAAGAAAACCTACATACTGGTATGAATAAAGGATATTGTATTTCAAACTACAATTACGCTCAGAATAATAATGCATGGATTTATCAGTATTATAATGATGTAATTCGTTTTGCCGATGGAACTCTAACGTATAGAAAAGGTATTCCAGGTGCTTCATCTGGAACAGGTCAGGAAGGTGGAGATATGATGGGTGCTGGTGTTACACCAAGAACATACATGACGTATGCTGGCGGTCAGCAAGTTGCACCAGGAACTATGGCATATGGAGGATCTACTGGATTTACTCAACAAGGTGGTGCTGCTCTAGCAGATGGATCTGGTGCTACTGGTGGTATTGGAACTTACTAATAGGAACTAAAAATGGAAAGAGTTTATTACTTAACAAAAGATACTTCAACATTTACTATCATTTATGACTTGAGAGTTCTTCGTTCGTTACTGAATTGGTATGCAGTTTCTATGCCAATTTCCGAAGAAGGAATGTTTAAGGAAATAGTAAAGGGTAAATATTATCCTATGGATCCAATTACTGGTTTCAAAGGATTTAAAACATTTGCTGATATCCGAGATAAAATTAAAATTGTAGAACAGGAAGCAAATGGAGAGGTAGTAGCATTTCAATCTGAAGGTGTTTACAACTCTATAGGAGACGAACCAATACCAGGAGTTAAAAAAATTGTATTGGAAATGGATGCTGAAAGAACTAATGCTGTTATTAATGCTATGAGAATTGTAGCAAAAGCAGTGATAGAAGAAGAGTTTGATAAAAGATTTATGGAGTTGGATACATCATCACAAATGGAATCTTTATCATTCGAATTGCAATACGAAGAAGCGTTACTTTACACCAAAGATAATAATGCTGATGTCCCACTCTTAAAGGCTTTAGCGGAAGCAAGAGAAATAACTCTAGAAGAAATGGCAGAGAAAGTAATTTCTGGAAGAAATTCTTTCAAAGAAAAAATTACTTCTTTATTGAAAAGAATGACTGAGGTTAAATCAAAGTTCAAAAATGCCAATTCTATCAGAGATCTAAATAGATTGTATGAGGATTGTTTTAACGTTGCCATGCCTGAAAGTCAAGCAATTGAAGAAGGAAGGGTGGTAGATTTTAAAAGAGTAGTTCCTGTAGGTATTGGTCTGAGATTTTAATTTTTGGAGATTGTTATGTTGAGTAAAGAGACTATTTTATCAAACGCTGTTAAATTTTCGACTGGTCAAACTGATTACCAAAATGAAAATTTTGTAATGAATTCTCATGTTACAAAGTATCGTCAAATTCGTCAGGCTTTGTTAGAGATTGAAAATAGACATCATGGAATACGAAAGATCAAACTAGATGTTCGTAGGGATGAAATTAAAATCAAAGCACTTCAACGAGATTTAGAGAAGTGTGAGGATGAATTGGAAGCAGAGCTTATCAGAATTGACATGGAAGATTTACAATCTGATAACGATATACGCAAAAGAAAGTTAGAAAGACAAGAAAAAGAAATTGATGTTTTTGTAAAGAGAGTTCAAGAAGAAGTAGAAAACGAAGAAGATATTCAAAGATACTTCGACCAAGATCCAGAAGAAGAAAGAAAGTATTGGATTGCTCGCATGGGCAAACAAGCTGCTATGGATATTCTTTCATTTGGAAGAATTAGCACAGGCAATTTAGATTCAATTGCGATGCTGCCAGAAGAAGAACAACTGCAGATTCTTTCAATTGGATTTCAATATTCAAATCTTCTTGGTGGTCAGTTAGCAAAAATCGAAGGAAGGACCAAGGAATATACACAACAATTATTGTCTGATAGGAACAATCTTCACTTACCAACGTTTGATGGTATTGAAGATAACATGGAGTTGAAGATGATTAATTCACTCAAGGAAATCGTGGAGCAGAAAAAACTAAAAGGTAATTGATATGAATGAAAATTTTTGGGATTATAGTGCTCCTGAAAAGAAAATTGAATTGAATAATATTCATAGTATATTTTCTATTCCAGTGTTTGAAAGCACTATCATGGTTTCAAATATTGATGAGATCATGAATGACCTGACAATTAAATATCGATCATTGGGTGAAGATGAAGAATTACTTTCATCCAATGGTTCTATGTTATCTCCAATGGAGGCAGAGGAGCAAAGAAATGTTTCTGTCCGAAATAAAATTTCTTTTTATAGTGAAGATACACTACACGAACAACCCATTTACAAAGAACTCACTAGTGCCATTGAAACTGTAGTACAAGATATTTTTAATGTATATGAATATGATTCTATTACACCACATGTTGTTACAATGTGGGGAAATGTTTTAGGAGAAAAAGGATACATTCACTCACACTCACATAGTAATTCTATGTTTTCTGGTGTTTGGTATCCAGAAGATCCACCAGAAACAGAGGAAGGTTCTTTATCAAATTGTATCAAACTAATTGATCCAACTAGAATTAAGTTCTTTTTCATGCCACAGATCAAGAAAAAAAATTCTTTAAATTCTGGAGAAGTATTCATCAAACCAAAAAAAGGCATGTGTTTGATATTTCCATCCTGGTTAGAACATGACACTATGCCAAATGAAAATCCATTTACGCAACGTTATAGCATTTCATTTAATATTTTTCCAAAAGGAATTTTGGGTTATCCAAATTCACTAAATCGTCTTACATTATGAGTACTCTTGAAATATTCCCACAAGCTATCGGGAAATATTCTTTTGATTATGAAAGCAGAATTAAAATTAAAGATCTCTGTTTTGAGATAATTAAAGGAAATTCTTTTTCCAAAAATAAAGATAGTAATAATTTATATCATTATTGTAATACCAACAAAGAAAATTTATTGAATCTAGAGCAATTCAAATGGTTCGAAGAAAAGATCTCAATATTTGCCTCTGACTATATCGAAAATATTTTAGGATATGAATTAAAGGATGGTGTTGTAATTACAGACTGTTGGATGAATCTATGTCAAAATAATGGAGATCAGTTTTTACACAACCACGGCAATTCATTTATTTCGGGAACATACTATGTGAATTTTAATCCAGATGTGCATGGCAAATTAAAATTTCAAAATCAAAATATGATGTCAGGAATGAACTCCGCTCCTTATCTTGAATTAACAATTAAAAAGAATACAAAATATAACTCTGGTGGAGCAATAATGAATTATAATGAGGGTGATGCATTATTTTGGCAATCACATTTAATTCATGGATACAGCGGTAATAATTCCGACAATCGCATTAGTATCTCTTTTAATATCATGCCAAGACATTTTTATAATAATTCATATTCATTTAAGGTAGTTAGAGAATGATATTAATAGAAAGTGATTATCTCGAAAGAGTTTGTCAAATTAATCCAGAGGCAAAGATCGAAGACGTTGTATACGATGGGGTTAAGTTCAAGTGTATCAGAAACTTTCTTAAAAATCCAGAAGAGTACATCGAGTTAATACAACAATTTCCAGCAACCAGAGATCATACATATTCTCCTGGTTTCAGGCAAGATATTCCACCATGGGTAGCCAAATTTATTACCCTTTATATTCAAGAACATGTGGGTCAATGGAAACCTGCCAGAGTTTCTTGTAACATTTATAGTGGTAATATGTTAATGAGAGAACATTCAAATTTACCACATTCCGATCCTTTTTATGGTATTTGGAATCTATGGTTAAACAAAAAATGTTTAGGAGGAACTGCTTTTTGGGCTCATAAGGATAAGTTACACGTTAGTGAGTTATCAGAAGAAGAATACAATCACTTATTTGATAAACCATTAAATGGTTCTGGTTACGAAACTTGGAAAAACTTTAAAGGAGATGAGGACTGGAAGATGACATGTATTGCTCCCATGGAGTATAACACACTTCTCTTCTATAATGGTGGATTTTTTCATTCTCCATGGATCCAAGAAAGCTGGTATTTGGATGAGTATAGATACAGTATGGTTGGCATGGGAGATTTTGAAAATGTTTAGTTTACCAATTAATCCAAAGATTGATGAGAACTTTGCTAATAATATTCTCATTCCTTTTCTAAAAAAATACAAGGAATACATCTTTGACTTATATTTCACCTGCCGTATGCCTCCTTTTATGCAGGATGCCATGGGTGATGTATTTGAAGATGACTTAAGACAAACAACTTTTAATGCTCTGTATATTTCAAAGCAAACTGGTATTCCTCTATCTGCTACATTCAACAATCCTTATGTGAGACCAACACAAGAAAATTTGGATCTCTTCATTCATAACTTCAAATACATTTACGAAGCTGGTGTTAGAACGGTAACTCTCCCACATACTTCATGGATGCTTACAGGGCAAATTCAAAAGGAGATGCCAGAACTTTATATCAAGAATACTATTCTACATGAAGTCACAAAGGCAAACGATATTGTCTCGCTTGCTAAAGCAGGTTTTCATTACATCAACCTCGATAGAGATTTGATGAGAGATCAAGACCAACTCAGGCGTCTCAAGGAAGCAAAAGATTATTGTGCTTCAATTGGAAAACCAGTTAAATTCTCCATGCTTGCTAACGAAGGATGCTGGGGTGGTTGCCCTATCATGCCAGAGCATTATCACTATAATAACACAAGAGAGAACCACGAACCACCATACTTTGGTAATATCATTAGTAGAGTATCTTGTGCTAAGTGGGAGCAGCAGGATAGTTCTGCTGTCCTGAAATCGTCCAATCTTCCACCATGGAAAAAAGATTGGGAAGAGATGTTTGATTTGGGTATCGATGTTTTCAAACTACATGGTAGAGAGTCTGTCATGCGCCTCAGAGAAAGTATGGATATCATTGAGCGTTGGGCGAACGATGAAGAACTGCTGTTCCCAGAACTCAATACCTATATTGAAGATAAGAGTTTAAATGAAAGACCTATCGACATCTGGCGTGAGAAGATCAAAACCTGTAAGTTTGACTGCTGGGATTGTAACTACTGTGAAGCAGTTATAGATTCTCACCACAAGAAACAGGATAGAGTAGTTCATCCATTAGTTACTCTAACACTTGATGCTATTGATAAATCTGCTACTGGAGACACCAAGTTTGATCCGCAAGGATTTAATATTGAAGGGTTGTCTTCTGATAG